TCGAACGATTGTAGGCCAGTGATTGTGCTTGTGCCCCATTTGGCACTGATTTCTTCGCCTGTGTAACTTACCATTTTCTTTCTTCCTCCTTCCTCTGTTTTTTGTCACCTAATCGTGTGACCCTGAAGATTCTGCCGGAGGGTTGACTGCACTTCGGCCTGATGAAGTCGAAGAGCAGCAACCAGCCGAACAGCCAGAATGTGGATGCAACGATTGATTGGGGGTTCATCTGATGAAGCCCTAGCGATAGGAGCGTCTCATACCCGGTCAATACGCCGAGACGGTACATGATTTCGTCGCTAACAATCACGGCCGGGAGAATGGTGAAGCACACTAGAGCCAGTTTGAGCTTGGATAGCAGTCTAGTGTCCCCCTATCGCTCTGTAGTAGACTTCTAGCAGCCGCTTCGGGAGATCCATCACGAGGTTCTCCATCGCTGGACGCAGAAACGGCTGAGCCTCCATTTTCGATGTGCCTTCCTCAACGAAGATTGAGTAGTACGCGTCTGCCCGTAGCTCGCCTTCCCAGGGGCCGTGAGTTTCATGCTTGATGGAATCTCTGAGGAATCCTGTGTCGACAGGCACGATTTCCTTGGCGAATTGTTCAGCGACCTGAAGCAGTTCCTCAAGCGCTTCCTCAATCTCGTAAGGTAGATTCTCAGCCATCTGCTGGAGGGCTGGTGTGAACGTGTCAAGTTCTACGCGGAAGCTAGTGGCGGGCATTAGGCAGCCCTCGTGAGTGGAGTACGCATCTTGTACCTGATCACTTTCCGGTATAGTTGGGATCCTGTCTCAGGATCCGGCAAGTCATGAAGCTCAAGACATTGGAGATCCTGAATTTTGTGGGTTGCCTTGAAGTCAGCGCGTTTGCTCTCGATCAGCGCTATGACTTGGTCCGCAAGCGTGTCTCGAGTGACGCGGTTTGAATGCCAGATATCTAGCTGTAAATGTACAATTGTGTAGGCGCCTTTCTCTGTGGCGGAGTAGTTCTCGCCACCGATGGTTTCGATGGCGCCTGTCACATGCTGAATTATGATTGAGCGATCGCGAGCGCCACCATAGGGTAGCCCATCACGTTCGACTGCAACTCCAAACGAAGCTGCGTCTAGGATTGTCTTGAACGCTTGTCGAGCGGTGGCGATTGGTGTCGTAAGGGGCATTAGGCGACAGACACCGCCTGGGGGATGCGCCGATATGGGATGAGCGTGGCTTTGATTCCGTCGCTGAAGGCTTCCTCTTTCGCCTGCTCGATCACGAAGTCACCGATTTTCACAACTGGTGAGATGGCTCGTTGCTGGCAGCCTTGAATGACATTCGTGGCCATTCGCACAGATGCCATGGCAACGACTGAGGGAACAAAGGCGTGGCCATAAGCGTAGGTGACTTCCACGTTCTTGTGACCTACAGGCGTCTTCCTGCCCAGCGCAATATAGCGGTCGAAGGCTTGATAGTCGTCGCTAACCACTGTGGCCCAGCTTCCATGTGTGAGGCCGCTTCTGAAACGAATCTGAGTTACCGTTAAGATTGGGAACTTGGGAAAGACAAAGCGGCTTCCTGTGCCGTCGAATGACTCCGCCGCCGTTCCCGTTGTGGGATGCCTTGTGAAGTCATGCTCCACATAGGCGTCGATTTGCTTGTCAGCCCAATCTATGAGTTCAGTGAGCCACGTGTCGAAAGCGGCTTGGCTAGAGAAGCCGAAATCCTTGTAGGATTCCTTGCCCGTCTCAGTCTTGTTGACTTGGGCGTAGTTCTTAACCTGTGTCACCGAACAATATGCCATCTTCTCATCACTTGTGAACGAATGATTGTGAACCCGGGCTCAAAATAACCGGGATAGAAATTGATACGTCCGCATGATTAGCGGAGCGGTTTCGTTTAGGCAGATTTGATGTCTCGAATCTTACCCATCTTGGTGAAGTCGTCGCAGACAAGTTCGCCAACCGTGTAGTATGCATGCAGATCCTTGAACGCGTCAACAAGCATGATCTCGTTCGGGTCTGTGGCGATGTATGTGGTTGGGACACCGACCTTGATCCAGATGTGATCTAGGTCAAGGAAGTAGATTCTTGGCAGTTCGTTGCTTGGGTTGTCGGGTTCGTCAGGTATCTCGGCGCTTGTGAACATTGGCACACCGTTGTAGGTTGCAACCTGTATGCCTCCCTCAGCGCCGACACGTGTCGAGACCCCGTTGATTGTCTTGCTGAACTGGCGATACTCAAGCGCTGTGAACTGAGCCTTGCAGAGTGCTTCGAGTTTGTTCACTGTCTTGTAGCCTGTGATGGCTATGAGCCGGTCGCCTGCGCCGTTCTGTCGCAGTTTGCCAATGATTTCATCAAGCATCGCGGTCGACAAGACGACTTCGGTTCCGTCCGAGCCTGCGCCGTGTGTTACCACAGCATCATATACGGCTGTGCCGTCGCGGTCTAGGCCGTAGATGTCGCCTTCGCCAGTCGCGTACTGAGCCGTGATAGTGCTGACTTCGCTGTATGAGCAGCAGACTCGGTCGATTGACTCGAAGTTGCTGCCTGCTACGGCAAGGCTTGCGACTGCAGAGAGCATCTTGTTGATGCCGCGTACGTGAGCGTCTGCAGCCCATTTCCTGTACCATGCTGATGTGTCCTTAAGGCCGTCGTCGGCGTCGGATAGGAATTTGGCCTTGTGGGTTAGTGCCCAATGGGTGACAGCCCATTTCGGTGTCGGTGCTACCTCGTCGATGGTTGGCTCGATCTGTTCTGGGAATGCGCCTTCCTCAGCTACTCCTGATGCGAGCGTGGCTGGTTCTGCGCTGACGATGCGGAAGCCTGTTTGGCTCCACGGCTTCTTCGGAAGCAGTGACCACACATTCATGTCGCGTTCCAGCATGTTCCAGACAGCGGCGCCGTAGACGGTGTTGATGATTCCTGTCGACGCCGATGTGATCGGGTCGTCTGCTTTCGATAGGATTGACTGCAATGGTACGCGGAGTCCGTCTCCGCGAGCATAGTAGCGCTTGATTAGATCCTGCAGGGTTGTGATTTGGTTAGCCATCTCACATAGCCCCCTTGGATTTGCGGAGTTGAGTTGCTAGTGCTTCTACGCCGTCCCAACCTGCTTCATCTAGGGCCTTCGACACAGCATCTAGGCCGGATGGTGCGGGTGGGTTTATGTTTCCTGCTCCGGGGACTTCTCCACGTTTCTCCCCAGGTTTCGCGAGTTCTTCGAGGCGTTTCTTGACTTCTGCTTCGACGAGGTCCGCGAGTTTCTTCGCGTCAGGTTCAGCCTTGGCTTTCAAGTCTTCCTGCGAGGGTGTCGCAGGAGGCGGTGTTGGCGTAGCACCCTTCTGCTCGCCGTCCGTTGGCTGCGCTTTGCCAGCAACGAGTGATGTGAGCTTCTCGATAGCTTGCGTTAGCAGATCGAGTTTCTCGATGATGGCTGGCCCGAGCTCCTTCGGGGGCTGGGCTACAGGTGCCGGTGGTGGTTGCTTCTCTACGTTGTCTGCTTTGTCCTTCTCTTTTTCTGACAATTTTCCTCCTTTCTCCTTCTGGTTGTTGTCACTTACGAGTGACTGTGAAGTCGGGGGTTCCGTTAAGTCGATAATTGGGGCCTCCTGCACCATACGCCGAAAATCCTCGATGCCGCGCAAGCATTCCTCTTTGGTTGCGTATTTCAGAAGCCTCAATAGTTCCTCTCTGACTTTGTCACTTCCTAGTGACTGTGACTTCGGGGGCATGTCAGGGAGGCTCTTGTATTCCTCAATCAATTTCTCATAGTCCGGATTCTGCATTTGATTCAGTTGATGATACCAGATCCATCCGCAGAGCGCGGCTGGGTCGTCTACGCCTGGCTTCTCTGAGACAGAGCTGATGCAGCGATCCCACCATTCCTTTGGAGGGCGCTCTTGCTTCTGGAATCGTAGCGTTCTGCCATCATCTGATTTGAGGATCATGAATGCGGATCCTGGGTTGACGCCATGTTCGCAGACGGTGACTTCGTAGAGTTCTAGGTCGCTGATCTCACGGTAGGTGCCCTTCTTCGGGTCGTGGAGGATCCTTGTTGCGCCTAGTGGGGCGCTCCCGCTTATGCTGAACTCGCGTAGCTTACCTGTCTCAATGAGTTCCCAAGCCTTATCCGCAATCATTAGGTCGTCGCGGATCTTGACCACGATGAAGAATCCGTTATCGTCTACGTGTGTCTTCCAGAGTTTGCCGTCTGAGTCTCTGAACTCCGCTATGACTTGGCCAATGGTCACGTTGCCATGTTTCAAGTTGACGTTTTCGAAGCCTGAAGCCATGAAGCGCTCGGCCGCTCGCTTCCAAGCATCAACGGTGATCAGGTCTCCCTCTGAGTCGACGACGGCGACGTTCGCGTAGCCAGCAATGACGCGGGCGCTCTTGGAGAGCGTGGTTATTGGCCCGCGAATCTCTAGGTGCCAGCTCTTCGCTGTGCCTTCTGCTTCAGCTTGCAGTTTGCCGCAGACCTTGCGAGCAGTTTCCTCATCGTAGCCTTGCTGATCCATCATGTGTGCTAGGCAAGCGTCGAAGTTCGGAAATCCCGCAAACGGTTTCTGCAGTGGGATTCCTGTTTCTGACATTTTCAAATCACTTGGAAGGCGTAGGGCTCACTGTGAGACTTGCTTCTTCTCGTCATCGGAAACGAACTGCTTCAAGGCGAGGTGCCCATCCGTCACTACGAAGAACACTGCGCTACCAATGTTTTCAGCTGCCACATCAAGGTCTGTTCTTCTGTGAACGGGCAGGGTGATCAAGTGTACGTCTGAATGGTCTTTCGACAACCAGTTTGCGGAAATGGTTACATTCGATCCATTGATGGCGAGAACCTTTCCAACTTGCTGAACCAAACAAATCACCTCCTTTTGAGTGGGACGGGGGGTTGGTGCTCCCCAGCTGCTTGACCCCCATGATGGCAGACTGGATCATCGCAGACAAATTGTCAGGATCTCTTTCTGTCTAGGCTTGCCTTTCTGATGAGGCAGAGGCTACATCGCAGCTCGTCTGGTTTCCCAAATCTCAGATCAACGGCTTCCCTTACCTTGAACTGTGGGTAGCAATAATCGTGTAGGAGCATGTCGCCGCCGACTTTCAGTTTCGGCCACCAGGCGTCGATCTCTCGTATGGTGTCCTCGTACTCATGCGATGTGTCGATCATGAGAACATCAACGGATTCGTTCAGGAACTGCGCGGCCGCTTCAAAGGATTCCATGTGTAGGATTCGCACTTGATCTGAAGCGTTCATTCGGGCAAGGTTCGCTTTGAACAGGTCTATGCTGCAGAGTTTCCATGGATCCACCGCGTAGACGGTTATGTTGAGCCGCCTGCATGTTGGCAGTATGTACGAGAGCGAGCGTCCCAGCCAAACGCCGAGCTCTACCGCAATACCGTCTCGATATTGCTGGACGGTCTCGAGATAGAATGCGCCTTCCTCTTCTGTGAACCACCCTTCCGGTCTGTCGCCGCCCGCTTCGTATCCTTCCGATGAAAGGGCCGACTTCGGACCGATGACGGGATAGAGCTTCTCCACTTCAGCTCACATCAGGTAGTCGCTTGCGAGTACGGGGCCTTCTCCCCAATCTGGTGGATCCTCCCAAATGTCACTTACGAGCGCCCGGCCATACGGTGCAGCAGGATCCTCTATGTAGATTCGCATCTGGAGGGCGCATCTACAATTCGGGTGGGGTCGTTCAGGAATCATATCGTCCGTGTGATAGTATGTGTTGTTGAGGTCTCGGCACAGGTCGCAGACTTTCTCATCGATGCCTACGCCGAGCGGTGACGCATCCCAACGGATTACGAGCGACTGGTAGGCTTGCTTCCGGAGTTGTGTTTTCTGGATTGCATGAATTACGCCGAGGATGGCGTTAACCGAACTCATCGACGATGTACCGCTTCTTCTTCATTTTCGAAGCCAAGTTCCTAGGCAGCCCTTGGCTCAAGTTGCCAGGGGCCTCGATTGATGGTAGGTCACCGACCGGCTTAGTTTCGCCTCCAAGAGCGGCTTCCCCCACCACCGCTCGTTTCGCTTCTCCGCTTACCTGGAGTTCGCCTTGGTCGTCGAGTTTGACTTCGAAGCCTGCAGCCGCGTATATGTTTGCGGCCTGCGCTCTTGTGAGCTGTATGCGTGAGTCGCGTTCCTCATCTTCAGGTTCGACTTCGTTGAATTTGAATTGCCAATCCGTGATGCCGAAGGCGGGCAGGACTTGGTTGTTGATTGGTTGCTCGAAACTTTGCTGCCACTCGATTGTGGCGCGATTTTGGACATCGATTTGCATGCGCGGGTTGTTGCCTGCGCGGCCTGATTCGATGATGCTCACGAAGACGGGTGTGACTGAGTAGACGGCGGCTACGGCTTCCCGATAGAACTTGTACCACTCGAGCGACTGCATCTCCTTGCTTGGCGGCAATGTGTTGAGGAGGGATGGTGCCTGTTTGGTTCCAAGCCAAAGGGAGCGATTAGGTCTCACTCGCTCGCCTGTCTCAGCGTCGGTCTTGAATGTTTCGAGTTCTGATTCTATGCGGGCTTTGAGTTCGTCTATGGCCGCTTGGTCTGACTCAGGAAACGCGATTATACTCTTCAGGTTTCCAGACGAGTACGCTGCCAGATTGTAGCGGTCCATGTACTGCATCGTCATCAAGGCGCGTATGAGGGCGATCAGTTTTGGCTTCCCGAAGAGACGCGGCAGGTTCTTGCCATTGTTCCCGTGAATCATCTCGTCGCGAGCGAACCTTGCCTTGATCTGGCCGTTCATTTCCTGCACATAGGCGGTTTGCACGAGTTGCCCCATGCAGGTGGGGCAATACTTCTGATCTGGCCCATAGTGATTATCGCCTTGGCTCGTATTGTAGCAGTTAGGACAGAACCATTCATCATTGCCTAGACGGCCACGCTTGTCTGCGGCAATTTTCATGTAGGCGCTATCTTCAACCCAGATCTCTTTTGCGACGCGAACCTTGACGGGTTGCCCGAGTGCCGTGTCCATTTGGACTTTAGCGGTTCCATAGTTGATTGAGAGGAACCAGTCGTCGACGGCGAGTGCTTGCCACATCAGCGACTTCAGAATCGCGTCAAGTTCATTGTCAGGGTTCGGATCATCTAGGAGCGCCTGAAACTTCTTAGCTTGACTAGGGTCAGGATCACGAACGGGATTGTTGCATGCATCACAGACCTCGACGCTAGTCTGAAAGTTCTTACCGCAGTCAGAGTTAGTGCATTTCTTCACGAATTTGGGATCCTTACGCCATCCTGGACTGAGTGCCTCACGGATGATGGCGTCGTAGACCATGCGGAGAACCCAGTTGGTTTCAGCGATCGTGAGTAGTTTTTCATAGTTCCATTCAGGCGCCTGAGTAGGCACACCTTCTTGAAGCATGAGAGCTGAGCGGCGTTCCTTGACAAGTGTGGCGTAGGGGACCATTTTGAGCATGCGGCCGACTAGGCCTTGCACTCTACCTGTAAGGGATGGTTTCTCCATTGTTTCTTTCACCAGTTCACGAATGCTCCACCAGGCTTGAAGCTTGGTTCAGCGACATGTTTCATGGCACAGATGATTGAGTCGCAGCAGTGATCATTCACCTTGACGGGCTTCCTGGTCTTCTCATCATAATGGTACGCCTTCATCTGTTGCACAAGCGTGAAGAATCGACTGTCAACCTCAGGATTCGGAATCTTGAGGAGGCCGTTCTCGAGATGCCAGCGAACGCGGCTGATCAGGAAGGCTTTGTCTTTGCTGAAGATCACTGGGGTGACTTTCATGCCCATCTTCGTTAAGTCAGCGTTGTCAGCGACCGCTTCGGAGTCTGGATAGATCGGGTAGTTGCCGAAGTCTTCCTTGATCTCCTGCTTGATCTCAGTGTAACTTGTCTCAGTCCAGATTCTGCAGTCGCGCAGGATGAGGGTGTCGCCTTGCTTCTCCCAGAATGTTAAGACGGCTTGGCCGACGAATCCCCAGTCGAGCGCGGTCCACTTCTCGGTGAGTGGGTCAGCGGCAGGAAGCGGGTACTCTTCCGCCCTGCGTGGATCCACGAATGCCTTATCGATTAGAACGTTGTCCCAGACGCGGCCTGTCTGTTCAGCGATTGCTCCTTCGTATTCTATAGCGTATGTTCGGCTGTCAAGCATGAGTTTGGCGTCTGCGGTCTCTTCCTGGTTGATCCAGGGGCACTCGTTCTGGCCCCACTCGAAGCGTTTGAACTTCATCTGGTTGGCATTCTGCCAGAGCCTCACGAACCATTCAAGGTTCACCTCAGGGCTCGCCGTACTTGTGATTATGCGTTTGGGAAACTTGCTGGCTCTGATTAGAGGCCATGCAGCGTTGATGAGATGTTGCGGGACGAGGACAACTTCGTCGATGCTGAGGATGTCGGAGTCTCCGCCTCGGATACTCTTCGCAGAAGCGGTGAGAACTTCGAGTTTGCCGCCTGCCTTCAACTGTGTGAGATACTTTGTCGGTTCCCCCTCGAGGGCATCAGGGAAGAGCTCTTCATTCGTTACGAGCGGCTTGAAGTAGTCGTAGAGACGACTTGCCTGCAGGTAGCTACCTGACAGGTGGAAGATTCTAAGGGTTGGATCCTCTTTGAGGATGATAGCGAATGCCACAGCGACCGACTTGGTCTTGCCGCCTTTTCGAGGGGTTTTAGCTACAACTTGCCGGTACTCGGGATCCCTTGTGCAGATGGCGCGAACGAAGCCGAGCTGCCCAGGACTGAGCGTCATGTCAGCATAGAAATAGGGGATGTACTCTATGGGGTCAAGTTCTAGCCAAGTTGCCTTGGCCGTTCTCCAGTCTCTTGATAAATCGCGCGACAACAAGTCTCTCGCCCTCCGGAGTTTCCTGGTAGACCTTCTTCCAATCTATCTCAGACTTCACGACGTTTGTTTGAATGATCTGTAGCGGCGTCTTCTGTATCCAGCCGCGCGACTCGAGAAGGATCTTTGTGGTATTGTTGATGGCACCAACCGTGCGCGGATCGAGTGGGTTCATCCGCCACGTCTTCTCGATGAGTGTGCAGAGGAAAGTGTCCAGGCCTTCACGACTCTTGAGATCGCTATCAGGCCAAGGACTAGGCTTCCGATACTTCGGTCTACCTTTCTTGTGCTTTATGTGTGGTGCGCGACGTCTCCTAGACATGCTTGTAGCTCCAGTTTTGTCTAAGTCTGTGCAGTGTGAGGTATGTGTCGAATGACCACTTGGCCAGCCTGAAGAATTGCTCGTCAGCGAAACGAATCAGCATCAGCCTGAGAGAGGGAATGCGCATCATTCGCTTCATCCTAGATTACGTCTCTTGCCTCGAGGCAGGCCGATTCCAGTCGGAGGCGCAAGCAGGACAACCAAGGTGGCCACGAGGATGCGCACGATCCTGACGGTCTGTTCATACCAGGCTTGGTCAAGATAGAGCATGAAGGAGACCGCACCGTCTATGACGAAGTAGATACCTATGAGGATCAGGAGCACGGCTCGCCAGTTCACAGCCAACGTCTCACCCCTTCCTTGCTTTCCAATCCCACCATTCGCAACGCTTGACCTTGCGGAGCTTCATAACTTGGCGGTGTGCCCAGGGAAAGTCAATCTGCCAGTCCCAAGGGGGAAAGACAAACTCGTATTCGCATTCGCCTTCCTCACTCCAACGCGTGAATGTAACGCGAATTGGTGGAAGCAGTCTGTGTCTGCCCCACTCTAAGTGAACCCCGAAAACCCACCAGGGATAAGCCCCGTCGAAGCAGCCGCGTGGATCAGTCACGCGTTCCTTTCCGAATCCGAAGCCCCATTGCCACCACCGCGGGATCATGTCCCATTCGGTGTCGCAGTATTGGCCGACTCCGAAGAAGCAGCTGCTTAGGACCTCAGGGGCGTCCATGGACAGGCGCTGAAGTCTAAGAGAGAATCCGCGTAGGTCAATCAATGGGCACGTCACTCTCGGGGTTAGGTGCCTCTTTGGGGGAAGCGAAGGCTTTCCTTGTGCAGGCGTTCGCGTGCATGTTAACGTCTTGAATGATGGCGTCAATGTGGGGATTGTAGAGCATGCACTCAGAATCCTCACAGTGGCCTAGGCCCATGTGGCAGTCGTGGTTGAGGGTGCGCATGTTCTTGAGCCATTGGGCGACGGTCATCTTGGCGCGGATCTCTGGCTTGATCAGA